AATCACCTCAATCACATACTTTCTTTATTCTACAAAGCTAATTATAAGAAACAAAGTTTTTTTGTAAAGGAAAAACTTTGTAAAATAGCATATATTTTATAATAAGTGCCCAAAGCTTACTAATAGATGATGATTTTGAAATTAAATGAGACTGAGTTTGAAATTAAATGAGACTGAGAGTCTCTGATTTTGAAATTAAATGAGACTGAGCATATCAGTTCCGTCCCAAATCTTGGGGATAATACCGCCGCTTTTCTTGAGAAAATACCACGCATGTGGTATTAATTCCATTGGGTGTATATCATCTTCTTGTATTCCCAGATAAGTGTCGATGAGCCTGTATCTGAATTGGATGCGTGAGAAGCCCGAGGCGTTACCGCCGTAATTGGTGAAAAAGCTTGTAAATGCTAATGGACCGCTACTCTGAATAGAGAGAAAGCGGTTGTTTTTGTTGTGATCATCAAGAGGTAAAAGGTTTATAAATGGGTCAAAGTAGAGCCCTTCTATAGCGTATTGACCAGGCATGAGAGGGATATCGATGGTTTTGATAGGATCTGATACTGTGTATGCTTTCGAGAAAATGAGTCTGGCTGCACCAAAATCTGATTTATAGATATTGATGGTGCTATTGACGATATTGGAGCCTTCGAGCCGTATTGTAGATAGGATAATAGGTATCCAAACTTTGATGACTGTGGTACATTTACTGCTCTGATAATCTTCTTTGAAATCTTCCGCAATATTATGTGCGAAAGAGTATGCCGCACCCGATATCGTGTCTCTATATGTATTTTCTATTTCATCATTGAGAGGTAGCCACATTATGATTCTTTCCAGACGTAGAGTTTCCCACCGACCTTGACGATCTCGCCGTCGCTTCCTAAAGAAGGGAGTGCAGTTGGTTTGGTAATCAGATCAGAGGTGATCAGATCTACATCGCTTGTCAGAGCCTTGCCGTTGACTTTGCGCGTAGTCTCTACCTTGTTAGCTAATACAGTATCCAGCCCTGTGATCTTGCTTGTTGCTAATGCTGGTATTCTTGCAACATCGAAAGTGCCTGATGTGATCTTGCTTGTTGCTAATGCTGGTATTCTTGCATCAGCGAAGGTACCTGATGTGATCTTATTTGCTGCTAATGCTGGTATTCTTGCATCAGCGAAGGTACCTGATGTGATCTTATCTGCTGATAATGCTGGTATATCAGCCACCACGAGCGAGCTTTTCAAAGCCAAGGATCCCAGCCCATCCACTTTTGCGTTTGGGATGTTTTGTTTGAGTTTTAGATTACTATCGAGCGAGGCGACTCCGCCCGCTATACCTACTTGTTGTTTGTCAATGAGTTCTACCCAATTTCCAGCCATTTAAGCCTCCTTTTCCTTTTTCATTAGGTTATTGATAATAATAATAGCTCCTTCGAGCTTTAACAGATTATCAGTCAATTCTTTTATTTTTTTGACTGTGTTTTCGTATTCTTCAGTCAATTCTTGTCTTTTTTGTTCTAATGTATCTAAAAATATCATATATCCTCATTTTTCTTATATATATATACTTTACTTTCTTTCATATACTGGTGCTATTGACGATATTGGAGCCTTCGAGCCGTATTGTAGATAGGATAATAGGTATCCAAACTTTGATGACTGTGGTACATTTACTGCTCTGATAATCTTCTTTGAAATCTTCCGCAATATTATGTGCGAAAGAGTATGCCGCACCCGATATCGTGTCTCTATATGTATTTTCTATTTCATCATTGAGAGGTAGCCACATTATGATTCTTTCCAGACGTAGAGTTTCCCACCGACCTTGACGATCTCGCCGTCGCTTCCTAAAGAAGGGAGTGCAGTTGGTTTGGTAATCAGATCAGAGGTGATCAGATCTACATCGCTTGTCAGAGCCTTGCCGTTGACTTTGCGCGTAGTCTCTACCTTGTTAGCTAATACAGTATCCAGCCCTGTGATCTTGCTTGTTGCTAATGCTGGTATTCTTGCAACATCGAAAGTGCCTGATGTGATCTTGCTTGTTGCTAATGCTGGTATTCTTGCATCAGCGAAGGTACCTGATGTGATCTTATTTGCTGCTAATGCTGGTATTCTTGCATCAGCGAAGGTACCTGATGTGATCTTATCTGCTGATAATGCTGGTATATCAGCCACCACGAGCGAGCTTTTCAAAGCCAAGGATCCCAGCCCATCCACTTTTGCGTTTGGGATGTTTTGTTTGAGTTTTAGATTACTATCGAGCGAGGCGACTCCGCCCGCTATACCTACTTGTTGTTTGTCAATGAGTTCTACCCAATTTCCAGCCATTTAAGCCTCCTTTTCCTTTTTCATTAGGTTATTGATAATAATAATAGCTCCTTCGAGCTTTAACAGATTATCAGTCAATTCTTTTATTTTTTTGACTGTGTTTTCGTATTCTTCAGTCAATTCTTGTCTTTTTTGTTCTAATGTATCTAAAAATATCATATATCCTCATTTTTCTTATATATATATACTTTACTTTCTTTCATATACACCTGACCATTCGCAGGTGTTATTGGGAACTCCGCACCTATTAGCACGAGGTTTTCATCTTTGATATTCAGGTCTTCCTTCTTTTTCACAGTGCTCCAGATAGTCTTTGAAAAGCTAATATTCTTATCTGTAGAAAGAGTCGGTATCGACTTCTTATTGATTATATCGAGAAATGTGTTTGATCTGATAGTCGGCTTGAGAATCATTGGAACTTCAATTCAGCTATTTTTTGAGACAATGTATTCGAGTGCTGCAATACATTTGCGAGTGCCTGGAGTGCATCTTGATCTTGGGCAAAAGAATCGATGAAATTGCCTATTGTCAGACTCTTTGTGATGATATCTTCCAGTGCAATGATTCTATTGTCAAACCTGGAATTAGAATATACAAAGGTATGCGTAAAATCTCTTGATTTTGATGACTGTCCAGATCGAGCCTCAACGCTGATCTTCAGCACATTGCCGTCAGTCACAGTATCAAGAAATGCACTGCTAATAAATACATTATTACTCGCACTACCAATATCGCAAATGACGTTACCATTTTTCTCGACTGTCACATTCCATTCGCGGACATAGATCGCCGGGCTTGTACTGCAAATGATTCGAATCCCTCCGTTTATATTTGCGATGTTCGCTGAGATTATTATTTGGGACAAGTCCGGCATTAAAAAGTCTAAAGTATTTTGTATCAAGTTTAAAGCATCGAGTGTAGCAAGATCTGGATGAGTATGCACCTTTGGCGCAAGATCTGGATGAGTATGCACTATTGGTGCTTTTGCAGCTAATTCAGCGAGCACATTTGAGTCGCCACAGCTAATTTGTGCAGCGGCATGCTTCGATCCAGAGCCACTTTGATGGTTTGCGATGAGATCGGATACATTTTTCAGTAGCGTATCGATATTATCGAGATTTCCATTCATTCCATTTGCCCAACCAGACGATCCTTCCTCTGGTTTTACTAAGTTATAATTATTAGTTGTATTTGACATATTTTCTCCTTAAAAACCCCATAAAGATCCATAATTATTGCCATATCCGACTGCATATTCAAAAGGCAACATATTATATATGGTATAGATCGACAAAAACTGGAACTTATACCTGGAAAGATATCGTCTTCCATCGTCGTCCAGTTTTGGCAGTTTATCTATTGATATAGGGTATTGTTTTTTGATATCACCAGCAGCGAAAAACTCAATATAGAGTTGATCAGCGTTAGAGATAAAATCAATCATTTCATAGTATTGAGATGAGTTAAAAATGACTTCTACATCTATTTTGTCTCGATGGTATGAATGCTTCCTGATAATGATTTCAGGGTTGAACGCACTCTCTTTTTCGATCTTCCATGCAATCTCTGGCGCATAGTCAACAACACCATTTATCACAGGGTAATAACTGATCTCACCATCCAAGACTCTTATGATGATTACGAAGCCTTCATTTACGCTCATCGATCCTCCATTTCTGATGCAAAGATAACATATATAATTATAATGTCAAAGACATTTTAGCTACATGTATAGATCTAACCTTTTTGTTTTTGACAATAATATGAGAATTAGTATATTAGCCATAGAAATGCCCTTAGGGCAAATACAAAGGAGGTACAAATGCCAAAACTAACAAATCTTGGAGTATCGTTTATCAGCCTGGTAAAGGAGCCTGCTAATAAGAAGGACATCATTGTAAAAGCATCAGACAGGTACAATCTCACCAAACCGATTACGATCACCAAAAGCACGCCCGAAGGCTTCATCTATGGCACTGTCTATGAGGCAGACAAGACTGACGCACATGGTGACTGGGCTGACATGAGCACAATCAGAAAAGCCGCTCATGAGTTCCTGGCAAAAGGAAAGAATGCCAACATTGACTCTGAGCACAACGAAGTGCCAAACGGCACGATAATGGTTGAGTCTTACACCACAGACAAGAGCTGGGAAGTAGTCCTGCAAACTGACCCAGCAGGTGAAGTCTTCAAAAAGGTACAAAAGGGCGACTATCAAGGTCTTAGCATGATGGGAACTGCAGTGCGAAAGGATGAAAATCCACCTGCACAAACTACTGATCAAGAAGAGCAGATCAAACAACTTAAAAAATCAATCGAGGAGCTGACAAACATCGTCAAGACAATTCCGCTCTCAAAGCAACTCACTTTCGACACAGACGGGAACATAATCACCAAAGCAGCCGCAGAAGATACTTTGTTCTCAGAATTTAAACTATTGGAGGTATAAATGGCTCTATTAAAAAAGCAATCAACTGACAAATTTATCGAACTGATGGTAGAGAGCACGCCTTTTCTCAAGCTCATATCATTTGTTCAACTCAATGAACCTGTATGCTCCTATCCGCTTGTTACTTTAGCAAGATACAAGACTCGAGGAGTATCAAGAACTCAGGTTGCTGCTCTACAAAATGTAGGCGAGACAATGATCAATTTTTCCACCAAGGAGTTGGTGATTCCATTGGTGATTCCAGACTCATATATTGAAGACATGAATAGCAATCACACCAAGGTCGCAGACTATGTAGCCAAGGTCTTTGCGCAGGATCTACAGTATCTCTTCCTCAATGGCGACACAGAGGAAAAAGGCACTACCGACGAAGCCTTGCTAAGAAAAGTAATGGATGGCGTCACTACTCAGCTGATCGCAGCATCGAAAGAGGTCGATTATGCAGAGGATGCTACTAATCTTGAGAAGATCAACACATTGGTCTCTGCATTGCCTGATACAGCGCTTGCAGATCCTAATCTCAAGGTCCTAATCGGATCAAGTGCATACACAGAACTATGGAACGAAATTGCGGGAGATAGCGTTGCGAAGTCACTATATCTCGTCAATGGTGTGATCAAGGTACGCGGAAAAATCGAAGTAATCGAAGTACCTGAGCTGTCAAAAATCATAGTCATCAATCCTGCTCACATAGCAGGCGGTATCTGCCGTGATATCAACATAGAGGTACAAAGATATCCAGAGGCGAGAGGGAACAAAGTCGTAGGCTCTTGCCGTGTGGATCTCCAGGTAGTACCTGATTTTGCGGTCATTGAGGGCGATGAGTTAGATGATGACACTACTTCTACGCCACCTACTGGAGGTGATGATTAATGAAATGGATCATAGCGCTATTGCTCAAGCTCCCTGCGAAAAAGCTGGCAGAGCTAACGTTAGTACTCTTGAAAGAGATTGTCAAACGTACAAAAAACGAGATAGATGACGAAATAGTGGCAATAGTAGAGACACTATTTAATCGCATATTTGAGAAAGAATAAAGAATAAGGAGGCAAAATGGCTGTAACAAAAATAGTATTCCCTGATAAGGTCACGAGCTTTGCGGAAAACTCAGCAATCTTCAGCTGCGGCAAGCTCTACGCTGCAGACGGAGGCTACACAAAGGCAGAAGCGATCGCCGCTTTTGCTGATTTGACCGCAAAACAAACCGAGGTATCTTCGAATTTCATAGAACTAAGTGATTTAGCTGAAAAGCCGTTCAAGATGGATAGCAAAGTCACAAAGCTGAAGACACTGAATTACACAATCGAAGGGAAAAGAACAAACACCATCGAGCTCACACTCGTAGGTCTGACCCAGGAACGAAAAACATGGCTTGAGGAGGAATTGGGCAAGACAGCGCGCACATTCCTTCTTGACAATACCAGTGGCGACTCTGTCATGATTCTCAACAACAAGCGCTGGATCTGTGAGTGGGCGTATGAGGCAGACGGTGCTTTTAATGCCGTGATCAGTACAGAGTACTCTGGACCTACTACATCAGGGTTTATGGTTTTTCAGGGCATTCCTGAAGCAGGATCGGATTAATTAAGGGCGGGCTCCCCGCCCCCCTTTTTGAAAAAAAGGAGGTAAAATGAATTATACATTGACGGAACAACTGATTAGACACGAAGGGCTGAGGCTCAAGCCGTACCGATGCCCTGCTGGAAAGCTAACAATAGGCATAGGCAGAAATCTGGAAGATCGTGGCATCACTGAGGAAGAGGCAAGGTATCTGCTACAAAATGACATTAATAGCGTCATCCTTGCGCTGCAAAAGGCGATACCAGAGATCTTTCGCAACATATCGTACAACAGGCAGTCTGTGCTGGTCAATATGGGATTCAATCTTGGAGTCCAAGGGCTTCTCGGCTTCAAAAAGATGCTGGCAGCACTTGCCAACTGTAATTTTGAGCTGGCTGCAAAAGAAATGCTCGACTCAAAATGGGCAAGACAGGTAGGCAAAAGAGCCACTGAACTCGCAGATATGATGATAAGGGGGTGATACTATCATTACTCAGATATTAGTCATTATTACGCCTATTCTCATCGCAATTATAACTGTTTTGGGCAAGATCTATTTGTCCAAAATCAACAACAAAACACAAGATCTGGTAAACTATTTTGAGATCAACAGACAAAACTCTGATTATATCCGCAAACTAAACCAGATCAAGATCCATTATATCAGCCAAATAAAAAGCCAAAAACACAAGCTCGCTGCCTGCGAAAAAGCCGATAAATTCATCGATGTGATCGAGCACATTCTCGATAACTACAAGATGGATATTCGCTACTGGGAGTGCATCAAAGACGAATTTGATTCTGGCTCAGCGTATGTGAGAAACAGAATGAGAGAGTATGTAGGCACAGACGAAACAGAGACCTATTATCAGACTCATGCTGCCAATTACTCAGCCTTTTTGGCAAGTCTGGAAGATATTCTTGCAGATACAGAAAACCACTACAAAGAGCGATTTATTAAGCTTTCATGTGATTTTCTCAAGCAATTTCTAAAAAATATGAAAGGACAAGGACAATTATGACAGTATATACAAATATCAACACACTGATCAAGGTGCAGAGCCTCATGAACGAGCTGGATCTCAATGGAGTTCTTAATGGCGAGGGAGTAGAAATAGACTTCATCAAGCTGCTCAACGAGCTTCTCTCGGGTGGAAAACTCGTAGAATTTCTACAAATCATCACCAAAGATGAGACGACAGACTTCGCAGAAATGCCACTAACAGAGGTCAAGGATATCATCAAAGCTTTTTTTCAAGATATAACCGAGTGCTTGCCAGGTGCGATCACACGGGCAATGAGAGTCACAACAGGGGATACCAACACAATATCTTCTTAGACTATTTCAGGTGTCTCAAAAAACTGAATATCTGGGATGAGACCTTAGAGCTGGATGAAGCATACTATTTACTAAAAAGAGAATTGGAGGATTAATGGCTGATGGCTTGAAACTGATCATTAATTTTGATCTGATCAACAGAGAAGAACTCGATAAGTTGATCTCTGAGATCAAAAAAACCCATAATTTGAACGTATCTATCGACAAAGAGACTATAGAGTCGTCTCTTACCGATGTGCAAAATTCGGGCAATTCCTTCATTCAAAATCTCTCGTCAGGCTTCGCTTCCCTCGGGCTCAGTATGATGGGTCTTCGAGAAGCGATCAACATGATCAAAAATGCTTTTATGTCGCTTGTTGACGCTGCTGACAGCTTCGAGCAGATTAGGATCAGACTCCGCAATCTCTATGGCGACGCCAAGAAAGCTGCTGAGGTCTTCGAGGTATTCAAAGAGATTGCGTTCACCACGCCATTCGAGTTCGACGACGTGGCAAATGCTGGTGTACAACTCAAGGCTTTTGGCGTGGAGGCAGAAATAAATCTGAAAAAAGTCGCTGATTTGGCTGCCTACATGGGAACCAGTGTCACAGATGCGGCTAATGCGGTAGGTCGAGCATTTGCGGGCGGTACAGGTGCCGCAATTATGCTTCGTGATAGAGGTATCTTAGAGCTGATTAGATCCTTCAGGGGCATAGATGATCTTTCTGAGTTGACTCTGCCTCAATTCAGAGATGCGATGTTCGCAGCATTTGAGGATCCCGCTCTTGGCATTGCTGGCAGTACAGACAGACTTACTGACTCCTATTCTGGCGCAATTTCGAATATGTCAGATAGCTGGACTCAGTTTAGGGCAGAGCTTGGAGAAAAAGTTTTGCCAATACTCAAAAAAGGGGCTGTAGCAGTCTCAGAGTTCCTCGATGCATTTGTACCGACCAATCTCGAGAAGACAAAAGAAGAGACGCAGAAATCAATCGTTGAGTACCAGATTCTCACTGGTGTTCTTCGCAATCTGGGCGATGTGACTTACGGAACTGAGTCAGAAAAAGAACAGTTCCATAATACGATCGTCAAGCTTAATGACAAGTATGGCGCATATGTAGGCAATCTCGACACATCAATAATGAAGTACTCGCAGCTCGCATCAGCGATAGAGTTTGCCAGCAGCAAGCTATACGAAGAAGCTGCTGCAAAAGTACTCTATGCGAAGGCTGCCGATGAAGCAGAAAAGATAATCAACCTCAAAATGAATATAGAAGAGTATCGAACTGAGATCGCCAAGGCAGAAATCAACCTCGCTGAGACTCAGAAGAGGATGAAATTATTCATTTCCGATGCACAGAGTAGCGGTGTGGGCATTGTCGGTGCCACCATGGGATACACAGAAGAGCAACTCAAGGAAGTGGAAAAAGGCACACGAGCTGCTATTACGAGATACTATTCACAAATTCGAAAAGCTGAGCGAGATATCACAAAGAGCCAGGACAGAATCAAAGATATCGCCAAACAAACAAATGGTATTCTTAGCAGCATGACCAACCAAACACAGCCGAGCGGCTCCTCTGCCAAAAACGGAGCAGAGGCTGAAGATCAGACAAAGCTGCTATACGAGAAGGAATTGGAACTACTGATTCTCAAGAAACAAAACAATTATGATGTCATTGCTGCGCTCAAGCAGAAGTATCAAGAATATTTTGACTATCTTTTCGGCAAATATGGAGAGGACTCGCTCGAATACCAGCGAGCACTCAAGGCAAGGCAAGACACCGATATCAACACAGACAAGCAAGACCAAGAGATGCTCCTATATGAGAAGGAGATCGAGCTTCTCAACCTCAAATGGAAAAATAACTACAAAGTAATCGATGAATTGCAACAAAAATATCATGAGTATTTTGCGTATCTTGAGACTACCTATGGCAAGGACTCGCTCGAATATCAGCGAGCGTTAAATCAAAAAATGTCGATTGACAGAGACTATGCGCTCAAGCAGGCAAATGCCGAAAGAGAGAGGCTTCGCATCGAAAAAGAGACCGAGCAAGCAGTATGGGACTTTCGACAGAGCTTGTTGGAGTTGGAAGATCCAGGAACAGTCAGGCTCGACAACCAAAAGCGCCAATTAGAGCGTTTTCTTGAGGACAAGAAAACGATGCTGATCAGCGCTGGTATTACGGAGAAACAGATAGCTGAGGCTCATGCTAAAGCTATCTACGCATTCGAAGTCGATAGCCTCAATAGGAGGCTTCAGGCTCATGCGAGTGGGCTTGCGACTATGGCGGGCAATATAGCGCAGCTCGGCAAAAAAGGATTTCAAGCATCTAAGATCATTAATATCGCACAGATTGTAATGGAAACACCTGCTGCAGCTATGGCTGCATATCGATCTGTTGTTGGCATTCCCGTTGTAGGTCCAGCTCTTGCGCAAGTAGCTTTCGCTGCTGCTGTTGCAACTGGATTGGCGCAAATGAAGGCAGTTGCTGCTGCCAAGCCACCTCAAGCAAAAGAGGGTGGTCTTACAGGTCTATTAAGCGGTCCTTCTCATCAAGAAGGCGGCATCATGATAGAAGCCGAAGGTAATGAATTTATTGTCAAAAAGAGCAGGGTAAAAGAATTAGGTGTTGAATTTCTTAACTTTCTCAATGATGCTCCTTGGTTCTATTTAAGGACAATGCTGCCTCGGCGACTCCCTGGTTTGGCACATAGAGCACCTTCTCCTGTCATGGCAGCTGGAGGTCTTGTCAGGGTAGGATCATCAAATAATGCTGATTGGATCCAGGAATTTAGGGATCTGAAGAATCAGCTCGTCAGTGAAATGGCAGCGCTGAAAGACTCATATGAAAAGAAGCAATTCGTTGTGCAGAACGTCATATCTGCCAATGAAATTGTGAGAAAGGCTGATCCTGTTTTGATTAGCTATTCTAATTCGAAAGGTAATGCAATTAGGAGCCAAATATGATGGAATTTATGATCAAGTTTTTTGAGGCAGATACATTAGCACACACTCTGACGCTCGAGTCTGGACTCGAAAATATCAGGATTTCTGCGGATAAAATCGCTGGCACTGACTTCTTGGCAAAGGAGCCTAAGAGATTTGAGTTTCAACACCCTGCTGATGAATGGATCAATCAGTATATTCTCGCTGATGAAGCAGAGATCACCCGCATGATCCTCAAGTACACAGTCAAGGCATATCAAGACGGTGTACTGATGTTTACGGGTATTATAGACGCATCTTTTCTGGAGTACAATGAAAGAGAGGAAACAGTCTCTTTTGTTTGCTATGATACCATCAGGCTTTTATCCGTTTTTGAAGATCATAAAATGCTCTATGCCTTATCTGCTGGCTATGATCCAGGGCAATGTGTGGGATATCTTTTACAGTCTATTAGAGTCGCAACTGGCTTCCCTGTACCTGCTGTATGGAATACTTACACGCCTGCTTCGTTCCAGGTCTCTGATCTGGAAGTGCTAAAAATAGAATGGAAAAAGTTAATAGAAAAGACCGTCGATCCACGCTATGTGTCGAGCGTTGAGGCACATTGTGGATTTTGCCTTGTGAATGATATTGTAGAATTGCGATTTATTGGTATATCTTATAATGATACGCATAATCATGGACGCATAATAGTGCACATCTATGCCAAAAAATGGAAGTTCTACAACAAAATATGTCCAGAAGAAATTCAAAATGATTTGGATGTCGAATCTGATGTTCTTGATCCAGATGATGTCGCTCAATATATCGATACGACTCTGATACATTGGAATGAGACGATATATGAGAGTTTTCAGGCAAACGGAGGCATATATACGATTGATCCGTTGGATATACACAACGATCTTTTCCCAGTCTCTGCGCCTAACACAAAAACAATAAGATTCACGGGCAATCCTATTCCAGAGAGGATATATCCAAGTGGCTTTTACGATGGCAAAAATGAACAGGTAGAAAAACTAAAAGTCTTAAAGATCGCTCTGCTAATGCATAACCTTACGATTAATTGTGATCGTCAAGGGACTATGCACCTTCACAATCTATTATATTCAGCTGGAAGCACCTATATTATTGACCAAAGCATAATATCTGAATATAAAATCAAACGGGTAAATAGCAGTCCACCCTCCCTTGATCTGCTCGACGGTTTAATGGGGCAGACTGATCCGCTAAAAGACTGCTTGACTAAGTATTATGAAGAAATGCTTACAGCAAAATGGGAGTTGAATATCACTTTTTGTACTGAAGGGCTCAACTTATTAATGTATGATGTACTTGTTATTAATGGGAATAGGTATATTATCCTGTCAATAAAGCCTGATCTTGAGGGGTTTGCTGACGTGACAGCTTGGAGGATTAATGGCTAAAAGGATATTCTCTGACGCACCTGATTTCATTAGGGAGTCGATAGAGAAGCACATGGTCAACAAGTTCCGACTTTACCAAAAGCGCTTTATGCTCGATCAGTCTCGATTCCGTATAGCCAACAAAGCCAGACAGATTGGCTTTAGCTATCTCATCGGCATGGAGATGATCATTGGAGCGCTTCTGCGAAAGAAGAACCAACTCATTGTGTCTGCTTCTCAAGAAAATGCCTTTATCGTACTTGATCACATCCGCCAGCACCTCAAAGAAATGCATATTGAAGCCTTTTCTGACACAAATGAAGAGATTATCATGCCTACGGGCAAGGTAATCAAAGCGCTTGCGACAAACTGGAAGACTGCGCGTGGCTTTGCGGGTGATGTCTATTTCGATGAGTTTGCTTTCATGATTCACGACTCCGAAGTATGGAAGGCGCTCGTTCCTGCTATTACTGCGGCTCATGGTCGCATTACTGTGGTCTCAACGCCGAAATCAAGAATCGATAAGTTCTGGGAAATATGGGAAAACAATGCATCCTTTTCAAAACATTGCATTACTATTCATGATGCAGTTGCGCAAGGGCTCAATATCAATCTCGAAGAGCTCAAGTCGCTCTTTACGCCGGAGGAATTTGCCATGGCGTACGAGTGTTTGCCGCTCGACACGACTGACTCATATATCTCTTACAATCTCATCGAGCCATGCATCCAGTCTCATTTAATTTCAAAAAGTGAGAATAATGTATTTGCGGCAGATATTGGGCGTGTAAAAGACGAAACAGCCATTATTGGCGGGCATTTCACCGACGACAATAAACTTGTCGTCAGCTATATCAGAGATCTCAAAAAGTGCCCATTCTACGATCAGAAGCTGACAATGGTAGATCTCATCAAGACCAATAATGCCTCTGTTTTTGCTATCGATAGAGGTGGCATCGGCTACAATCTCTGGGAGGATCTATCTTATATATATCCCTCTATAATAAGAGGATATAGCTTTGCGCCAGCGGTAAAAGAGAGGCTGGCAAAAAACCTAAAAAGAGGATTTGAGGAAAAGAGACTATCGATTCCCAATGATCAATCGCTGATCAATCATATCCTCAGTATTAAGAGATCAGCAAATAGAACGAATATATTCAGTTACAACGCTGAGGCAAAGGAGCACCACGGTGACAAATTCTGGGCACTGGCAATGCTCTTCGATATCGTCAACAACCAAAAAACAATAGATAATGTCATGTTATTCTAAGGAGGAAATATGATGCCTTTCTCAATCATCACAAAAAGAGCAAATAACAATAACAAAAGAAGCGTGGATCTGAAGGTGAGATACAATGAATATCAATATCCTTTTGATCTCGCAGAACTAACAAATGCATATCTTTCAAACCCATACCACAAGCAGTGCATTGATATCAAAACTATGAATATACTCGGAGATGGTCTCAGTGACGATATCTCTGATGAGTTGGAAGACTGCACGCCAGCCGACTCAACTGTCAATATTCTCATCAAGACAATCAAAGACCTGGAGACCTATGGCAACGCCTTCTGGGAAATCGTATCTCTTGGGAAAACTGGCTATCAGATCTTTCACATCCCTGCACAGACAATGGCTGTCAGTGAAAAGGGATTCAAACAGACTGTCAATGGCAAAGTAGTTGAGTTTAGCAAAGAGCAAGTCTTTCACTTTAAATATTTTTCGCCTGTCAGTACGGTATATGGAGCCCCTGACTACTTGCCAGTGCTGAAATCTATCGCATTATTTGAGAAGATTATTGCCTATAATGACAACTTCTTTTCGAACAATGCTATCCCTGACATGGCACTAATAGTCGAAGGGGGCGAGATGACAGATGCCGCACGCTATCAGGTGCAACGCTTCTTCCGTGACAAATTCTCAGGAACAGAAAACGCTCACAAATGCCTATATCTCCCAGTCAAAGATGGGATGAAAGTATCATTCCAAAAGCTGCAAGCAGACCAAAAAGATGCAAGTTTCATGGAGCTCATGAAGCAGACAGTCAATGATATTATAGCTTGCCATGGAGTGCCACCTCGCTTGATCAGCATAGTCAATCAGTCGCAACTTGGTGGCGGAGGTGAAACAAGCGGGCAAATGGATATATTCATGAAGACAGTAATATTGCCCAAACAGAGGATCATCACTGGTATGCTCGAAGAGCTCGCCAAGAAGTATCCGAATATGTTTAAATCTGACAATTTCGACTTTATTCCGCTCGCTTACACAGAAGAGCCAAATCCATTGAATAGCTTGCTGAGGAGGGTATAATGTCTGAATATCCATTTTTTGATAAGCTGCAGAGCCTGCTCGATCAGCCGCTATATGACATCTTCGGACATATCCCAAACTATGACGACACCCTCGTATATGAGCTCGAAAGACTACAAAAATATAAGACTATTACAGGCAAAAAGAACAGATATAGTGCGAAGATTATCATCTATTTCTCCACTCTAAAATCTAAGAGTGGGCATCTCAGCAAAGCGCTGCAGATCCTCAAAACTCTCGAAAACTACAATGCCACTGCCGTGATCGAGATGGAGACAATACCAATGGTAATCAATGCCGCTGAGTTCAATGTATCTCGCTTTGAGCTTAGCTTTGACGAATTTATTTTTTAGGAGGAGACCATGCTCACGATAGAAGAAATAAAAGACTTTTTGAGTCTCGATTATGTGAAAGACTCATTGATTAGCGCAAGTATCGAAGAAGCCGCAAGGTATATGCTGCGTTATAATCTTGATCCACTGACCAGCACGGCAGAAGCTGATACGATCTCTGCCCACAAATATCTCACTGCATACTTTCTCTTGCCGCAGCTATCGGCTGTAGTTGGTGAAAAGGGAATGACAAAATCTCTTGGTTTGGGTGAGAATGCGCAAAGTCTCATCTCAGAGGCTGACTTGGAGCGAAAACAAACATTTTATTTCAACCACGCCATGAAATTAATAGAGTTTTTGAGCAAATCCACCCTGCCTTTTGGCATTGACATATAAAAACCCCAAAAACCCCTCAAAAACGAACGATAAACAAATAGTAGGGTAAACATGCCATCAAGTATTATTAATGCAGAAATCTTAGAGATTATAAGACCAAAACTGAACACATTCTGTATGGCGATCAGAACAAACGCAATTAAGATCGTTGATGCTGAAAAAATGGTCGTCACTGGTATGCTTCGAGCTTCGATACAAACAAAATTGATTCTCGAATCTGATGACCAGCATATTGAAGTCTATGTCAATGATCCTGGTAACAACAAGCTAAAGTATGCAAAGTACCTGCACGAAGGTATCAAACCTCATATGCCTCCACTCGATCCAATTAGACAGTGGGTCGCAAAAAAAGGGCTGCATAAGACTGCACTCGCCGCAGCATGGAACAAAACAAAGCAGTCGAATCAAGGAATGAAAAGACATGCACAAAAAAAAAAAGGCGAGCTCGAAAGCCGCCTGATTGATTCGATTGCCTGGGCTGTTGCCATTAATATGAAAAAGAAGGGTAAAAAACCTGTGCCATTTCTTAGCCTTGCCATTAAGATGACTTTGGAAGGGCAAGAATAATTCCTCCAGCACAATAAAAAAAGCCGCATTTCTGCGGCTTTTTCTTTTGTCAAATCACCCTCCATCCGATCGCTTCTGGATCCTCTTGTTTTCTTGTCTGATTATATGATTCCATGAGCATGCTACCTTGTGAATGTGCTTTTGAGATAGATGTTCGTACTGTTTTGATTGTTCCAATTATTGGTACATCGTTCTTCATCAGAAGGTGTATGCTGTACTTCTTAATTCTTTCGCGACTCATTTGCCTCATTTGCCCTCCTAAAAAAAGACTGTGTTGAGATTAAAGCTTACTGTTGAATTAGTAGCACTATAGTCAGTGCTCTTCATGATATTAGTGACGCCTTTTGTATAGGTTACTCCTAATATTAGTCTCTTTTGAAAAACAATATCAACCCCGATGTTGAACCCAAAATCGAATGATTCAAGGTCTTTAGTTATATCTTTACGCTCTTTATCATAATCTGATATCCCTTTCAGCAAGATTGCTGGAGTCATACCTACGAATGGCTGCACCTCGGCATCATTATGCGTTGTTCTAATTATGTGCTTGAAGTGGATAGGAAGCTCAAAATATCGTAGTTCGGTAATAGCTGCTCCATGATATGCTTTTATTTTCCCACCTTTGGCGGAAAAAAGCATATCTATGCCCAATACTGAGTTCTCACTGAGCTGTTCCAGGGTGTATAAACCAAAGAAATATCCTGTGCGATTATCAGTGTCTTTGACATCTTTGCCACCTATTATTCTTGTTCTGTTGACGCCACCTTTGAAGCCAGTGAGTCTTTCAGTCTTTGCCTCTTGACAAAACAGATTGGCGATTATTACGATTGCTATTAGAAAGAAGATTGTCTTTTTCATGCTACCGCTCCTTGACGAATCAACCAGTCGAAGAAGGTATCTATCTCTGCATTGAGGTTGCTTTGCTTGCGATCGTACATGCCTTTGCCATAATTGTTGATATACGACTTATCAGCGGCTTTCATTCGAGCTCGTTGCTCTTCTGATAGGTAGTTCATCATGTCTGCTTTGTACAGGCTGTATCGGCTGTACATGTCATGGTTATCGTTGTAAGTAGTGTCTTCGCTTGTGCTACCGAAGAAGAGGTCTTCATAGACTTTGATCAGAACATCTACCTCTGCTTTTTCAGGCAATCTCGCCCGATAAAAGAATGCGTCTTTTGACTTCATTATTTCCCTCCAATTTGTTTTGGGAACGGCTTTAAGTAGCTGCTCCGTTGTATTAATAATAAAATCATCATCACAAAAGAAGCTCGTGATGATAGTATTATTTGTTAGGTCGATGATTGAGAGTAGATGAGGGCTTGAACCGCTGTGTACGTCTCGTCGTACCAAAAATAAATGAAGATTGAGGCTGTCTTGATTAATACCTAAGATAATGTCTCTACCCGCTTTGCGGATATTATCGACGATCAGCTTCTGGTATTCATTGATCTCCATGCCCCCCCCATACTTCTTATAGTTCCTCATCAAGCTGCTCCCATTCTGCCCCCATTTAGCTTTTAAAGCCTCTTCAAGGGCTCTCTCTATGGTATCTGATCCGATACTCTCGTTATTATATATCATGTCCCTGATCTTGTCAACTTCTTTTTTCGGCTCTTCATATGGAACATATACGGTCCTGCAGTTATAGTGGTACGGTGGCAAGATTGTGCCTATATCGCCTGTCGGGCGACCTACTGCAGAGACCATCTGCTCTCGAGGCGGTACAAAGACACTGTTGCCATATTCCTCATGATGATCACTAATGTCAAAGACCCTGCCATGCATATCACGACAGATATCGCTCGTCCGATCATCCATGAAAGCTACTATCTGTACCTTCTTCACGCCAGCGGCTTGATATTGATCGAGCGTATCCATGGTGATCGCTCGATAATAGGATGTCCTGCAGGAAAAACTGAATTGATCGTATTGAGACAACTTCGCAAGTGGATTCGGCTCCCAGTCCTTCATCAGCGCCTGGTAGTACTTGCTGATATTCGGATTTGCCTTGAGGATATCCTCTGCAATTTGCAAAAAATCATCACTGCCAAGGCGTTGGTACATCTGCTTGATTTCAAAGTCAGACAGACCAGTATTACCGGTCTGCCTGAGTATCTTTGCGAGTAGTAGTATCTCTTCTGCTTTCATCTGTTGGCTCCTCTTGAGGGTTGGCTTCCGAAGTTGAACAAATGTCTTTGCACCATTCACAGCGACGCACGCGATACACGCCGCTGCCGATCTCTTCTGTCTTGATCACACGCAAGCGATGCCCACACTTCTTGCACTTCATTTACCCCCCTCTCAATCTGCAAATTCATAGCTTTCGCCATATGGCTTTGACAGATATATTCCGTTCATATTCTTGTCTTTCATCAGCCTGGTAATGATCGAATGACTCTCTCTGAGGCTGTTCTCGCACTGGTTGAGTGCATATGTCTTTTCACTGAGACTTTGATTGATCAGCTTATTCTCTTCGTGTGTCTTGGTCAGTGCATTGGTGAGATCTTGGAGTTGTGAGTCAAAGTCCTCTGCTCTCAGCTTTTCTGTCATCCAGTGACTGTATGTTTCCCAGTATTCATCTTTCATCCGATTATGTGTCTTGCATATCTTGACTAACGCTATTATCAGCCCTGTAATGATCGTCACGCTGACTGCCAGTGAGATATATAATGCTGTCTGTATCATAAGTCCTCCCTTATTTGACAATGCTTTTTATACCCGCAAAATCAAGAATTATGCGAGTCCATTCGTCTTGCTCATTCTTAGTACGGAAGCTGTAATACTGCTTCCTTTTATTAATGCTGATGCTCTCTTTGATCACTTCCATCGCTTTTTGCCAGCGAGGATCTTCTATTTCATAGCTAAGTAAGTCGAGTATCCTCTTTGTATCGAGAAGCCCTCTCTTATCAGTCTTAAATGCTTTTGAGACTATTAGCCGCAGCTCTTTTTTGGTTCCTTTCGTCCACTCATTGAGACACTCGTCGATCAACTCCCTGGCGACTCCGATTTTCTCGGAAAAACTAATGAAGTCATGATTATTGACCTCGATCTTGCTGCTCTTTTCGAAGTTGTAGAGTGTTACATTGCCTCTGAATTTATCGGGCTCTATTCCGCCCTCTTTCATCATTTCCTCTACAAATGCATTGGTCTCTGAGACTACATAGTCCTTGAATGCTCTGATGACTGTTGAGACTTTATTTGCCTTCGTGATGATGTCGGTGACCATCATGTGACGTCGTAAATCATGCTCTGGTATGTATTTGATCGGAACCAGATGTCCGTCCTGATCTCTCAATTTATCAGGAATAGTGCCTTTGCCTTTCTTAATTGCCTTTGCCATTTTTACTCCTTTGTATTCTCTGTTTTCTCTTCTGCTTGCTGCTCTGCTGCCTGCTTCTTTTCTGCGACCTTTTCTTTCAAATATCCGACTATAAATCGGTGCTGACCTGGCGTAAGTTGATATATGCTCTCGGCTTTGTAATGTTTGATGATATTATTGACATGTTGTTGCAAGTCGTGATGCTTGCGGCATATATTCCGTACATACAGTATTATAGGCTCGTCTGAGACAAAAACTTTCACTTTGAATAGCGACTTGAGGATCTTTGAGATTTCATAGCCGCTAAGCTTTCTGATGCTGTCATATCGTATCTGACGCCTGCCTTGCATTATCCGTAGTTTTGTATGCAAATCATCGGAGTTCATGCCCTCTGCTGATGCCTTGCCCCATAACAGTCTTATGGCTTGTTTTCTGCCAATTTTCATTTTTGCCCCTCTTCTTGGATTTCGATATTCTCTTAGATGCTGCTGATTTTAGATTGCTTCATTTCTCTTTGGCTGCCTACTCGCAATAGTGCCTTCTCCAGCCCGCTTGCCTCAAAACGACGTTGATCAATCATCTTCTTAACCTGTTTGATCTTCTTAGTGATGTCATCTTTTTGCTTGCCTAATTCGCTTTCTTTCAGTTGACGATTGACTTCTTTTTTCTGACTCTCGAGGTTCTGAAGACCCATATAGAGCTCCTTGATCTCGCTTTTCCATGATTCCAATACTTCGTTTAATTCCATGATTACCTCCTGGTTTTTATAGTTGATTTATTTGCTTGTTTACAATTCGACCTGGTAAATGTACAGGCTCATGTATTTGTGTTTGTAGCTGTTGATTGATTTCTGTACATGATCGAAAAGCGACCAAATGACAGTTTCTTTTGATCACCTCAAAAAGATCCGCTTCTGTTTCTGCTGCATAACGCATATAATCGCATGGGTAGATCTGAACTTCCTGATCCTCTCCCTGAATGTTTCGAATGTATAATGTCGTGTATCCTTGCCTTGTGCAGTCTAAACACTTCGCATATGATTCTGATATTAATTCTTGAGTCTCATATACCTGTCTTTCTGTTTTCATAATTGCCTTCTTTTTAATAGGTTATTGTTTGTTAGACGACCAGTTATCTCTCCATTTTTTCACACTATGTATCTGTCAAAGAGCTCTATTTTAGATGTTTTTCAACATATCCGTAATTGCTTGATCTGTCGCTCCGAGGGAGCTGTCATTAAGCTCAATACTTTCTTCGATACCGCTGACCTTCACCTCTGAGTCAAGTTTGAGTTTGTCGAGTTCGCGCTGATAATGCACCTCGGCGACTTCATGTGCGCTGCCAATCTGATCACGAATGAACTTGATCACGGCATTAGGCATTAGCATAGTGACATTGCCACGTTCCTGGCTCTTTGCCTCTGCATATTTGATGTATGATTCCATGAAAGGTTCATCCTCTTTGTTGATTCTCAAGACTCTCACGCGCTTCGCACGATATGCCCTGATCATCTCAATCACTGTCTCATTGCTGTATTCATCGAAGCCATACGCAATCTTTTCAAGTAGCTTGATCTCGCCGATCTTCTTCTTGCCAGAATACACATATCCTGTTCTCGGATCAAGGAAGTTCCTGCGAATATCGACCTCGACGCCATTGGGCAAACCAACAAGACAACTCTTATTGGGATCATCTATGTATCGATCTATGTACATATATTGCTCGCCATTAATTGTGAATCTCACCGCACCTGCATTGACTGTGCGCTTTTCAAGCTTACCAAACCAGTATGGAAGGTCTTTGACTATCTCTTCTCGTATGCGAGTAGGATTCCAGCCCTTTTCTACCCAATCGTTCCACATCTCGACTGGCGTCTTGCGAATCTTGCCACGATACACACTCAGTCGATCTGTGTTCCATCGATCGCAGAATTGCTCATAATCCTGCTCGTATTCTGTATAGTCAACTGTTACCCTTGCTTCTGCTTGATCGGGTCTGTTTTGTGGATTATTATTGATATAGCTATCGTATTTTGAGTCAAGTTCCAGCCTATCGGTCTTGAAGCTGCCTTCTACGTTAGCTTTTGCGGTCGGATTATATGGAGTTCCCTTGATGATAATGCCAAGGAAGTCCAGACCCTCTATATTGCCTCTCTCACGCATTCTTCTATCGCATTCAATGAAGATTTGTTGAGGCAGTACTCTATGCTTGATTATAGCATTGAGTATCGCTGTTTTGATCTCTCTGGATCCGTAGGTATCATCTGTCAGGCACCAGCCCATGATCATATTTGTCTCTGGGTCTATGACTCGTATTGCTTTCGGTCTAATCTGGCGCTTTTTGCCTTCTTTGTCTGTACTCCATACCAAAACGTCTTGGTCGTGGTCATCCACCATCCAGACTGTACATGGTGGATTGATACCTCTCGTATGCGATACGCTTGGATATAGCCCTCTATTGCTCTTACTATACCACTTATTGTACCATTTGTCGTATGCAAGATCAGTCTTGAGCCACTTGCGCACAAGATATTCACTGATCGTTGGCGTCTCGCCTTTTCCCTCATCAAAATAGCCCTCTTCGACGAGCAACATTGTCTTGCGAATCGCTTCGCTGATATTCCATTCAGGGCAGCTCAAAAGAAACTCTGTAAGGGCATTTTTCACCCTCATATCAAGCTCTTTTCGCGCTACTCCCTCATCATTCCTTCTCTTATGGTGTAGGGCTTTCTCACCCTTTTTCTGGTATTTTTGCACCCATCTGTAGAAGGTACTCTTCGGAATTGTCTTTCCAATGTGCACAATGAAGCTCGCCCTTTGTGACTCATTTGGCAGCGCAAGGAACGCCTGGATCAAACTCTCGCGTGTCTTGATATCCTTCCGCAAATTTCTCAATGTGTCTGCATATATACAGAGCTCCGATAGCTCATGTGTGTCTTCTTCGACTTCTTTTGACTCTACCTCTGAGAAATGTCCATCTGAGAAATGTCCATCACTGGAATGTCCATCACTGAAATG